AAATTGTTTTCACCAGATGGATCTAAACTTATCGCAAGAGCAGCGTGTGGCAACATTAGGTTGAGACGCTCAACCTCATTTTGTTCTAGCCACTCACGTTTTATTGACCATGACTTAGCGTCGCTCTTGGTTGTTGTTTTGCACTCAACAACCATAGTTTCTGGAATAACTACATCCCCAGAACAAAACCTTGCAGCTCCTGAATTAGGTTGTACTATTCCACCTAATTGTTTTGCAACATATTGTTCTTGTTTTGATGAGAACCACCTAGTAGATTGTTTATTTTTCATGAACGTCTCCTATCCCAAACCAATAATTGTTTTGCTTTGTTTATTAAATTAGGTGTGGCTTTTTTAGCAATATCAAAACCTGTGCTACCATCAAAACCCTCAAATATTTCATGATGCTTAATTGTTTTGAAAATGGGATCATTTATATGTTCTGCTAACTCTCTTGCCCACTCATTCCATTGATGGTCTGATATAATAGAATCATTCAATTCATAGTAAATATATGAGTGCAACCACACCTGCAACATACGTTGTTGTAATTTCTCTTTTGTCATAGTCCCTTATATATAAAATTCATAGGGACAACATCTTTTGTTGGCTCAATCAACTTACCTTTACGAGCAAGTTGTAACCAGTATGCGTAAGTATTTCTCTTGTTTTCATCTATTTCACCACCATTAAGTAATGAATATTTTATAACATTAAACATCAATGCTCCAATGAATTGTTCTTTTGTCAACAATCTTTGTGATATTTCTATGGATTCTAATTGTTTATATTTTTCATTCATTCTCTAAATCCTCTATACCATGAAATTTCATGTACCACTTCTTATTATCATACTTACCACCATCAATAAGTAGTGTTCCATCGTACCTATGATTTTTAAGAAACTTAACATTTCTATGTGGAAACTCTATCAATAAATACTTTTTACCTTCATATGTTATCCAAACAGTGTTACTTCTATTTCTCATGTTTTCTTTTGCAGAAATCCATCTACAGTTTTCTGGACAATAATCACCATTATTATCAATCCTATCTAATGTAAGACCTTCTTTTCTCATACCCATGTCTGCACAAAACACACCAAAATCATGCCATTGTTTACATACTTTTATACCTCTGCCCCCATAGTTAGGATAACTAATTGAGTTTTTATTTTCACATCTTTGAATCATATTCCACCAAACATGGTAACAATTATCATATAATCCCTCATCATATTTCCTAGAAGCATCATTATGCCTACCACAACTTTGTGTGTGACCACTTCTCAAAGAAGTTGGTTTAACATATGTAACCCTACCACATTTGCATTTACACTTTATTCTAATTCCCTTCCTTGCTATCTTGACTGGTTTTATTGCAGTAAGTCTACCAAATTGTTTACCTAAAATATCACTATATTTATAATACCCACAACCACACGATTTTGTATTTCCAGATGTTACATTGTGGTACTCAACTTCACACTCAATTCCACACTTACACCTACATTTACAGTATTGTTTTTTCTTACCTCTTTTATCTAATTTGTGATAAATTTCAAGTATTGTTAATGAGTTAAACGCTCTTTGTTTCATTCTTACTCTCCCTATCAATTTCCCTTTTTATATACCACAAGCACTTTTCTAAATCCTCAATAGGATTATTATTAGGTTTTTTCTTATACCTACATAGGTATTTTACTGCATTACCTAAATTAAATCCTAATTGTTGGTCTTCAATAAAATCAATTACCTCTATCTTTCCACTATTATAGTGACTTGGGTGATTCACTGTTTCACTCATCATCATTCATCTCCTTGAATAAATCTCTAGGTTTAATATTGTTTGGAATACGGGCGGAAATTAGGCTCTCAATATCCCTAATATGTTTAAGTAGTTTAGTATAATCCGCAGGTACTTTAATCATATGATGTGCAGCAACAATAAGCATTTTATCTAATGTTGACGCATAGAGAATGGGTTTACCATCCTCACATACCATCCACCCATTCTTATCACAGGTAATATATAACCAATCTGTAAGTGGTAATACATTTCTATGTCTCTTTGGTCTACCTACTTTTGTTTCTAGTGATTTAATGTGATCATGTAACTCTTTTGTTTTGTCAATGATTTTTGTTACCTTTTGTTTCTTCTTTCTCATTTTATCATCTCTTTTCAATATATTTGTTAATCTCATTTAGAATCTTATCGGTTATATTGTTGTTTTCACTCAAATACCCAATAAATTTATTCTTTCCTTGAAATCTTATTTGAGTTCCCTCATCATCAACCATGTAATCAGTGCCATCATCATTCATTAGACCATACCACGCACCGCTTTTTTCTATTATATGTAAACCAACACCCATCTCAAATATATCATTTTCTCTATCCAAACCTTTTTCATAATTGAGGGTATACTTCAACATACGCCTAATAGGTGGACATACTTTGTTTTTTACAACCTCACACTCAACCATATTCCCATAAGCCAATTCTGGGTGACTTGTTAATTCCTTATAGTTGTTATCCAAAAATTTTCCCTTCTTAAACTCCATACGAATTGAGCAATAATGTCTCCAACCACGACCACCTACTCCTGTTGTTCCACCATAGGTAGAACCTATTTTATCTCTAAGTTGATTTATCCCAACAAGAGTACATTGATATTTCCCACAAATACCAACCATCTTTTTGGAGAATCTTGTTAATGGTTTTGCTATACCACCATATGTTGCTTCACCTATTGCCTTTTCTTGTTCTGCATTTGAATATAATGCTCCTATTGAATCTAATACAACTAATCCAATAGCACCACTTTCAACAATAGCAATAATCATGTCAAAAATATCTTCTGCACTTTGTTCTTGTGGTTTAATAAACAATAGATTTTCAACATCAATCCCAAGTTTTTCTGCGTAATCATTATCAAATGTGTTTTCTGCATCTATCCACAATACACGTTGAGCACCATTTTCTCTAAGAAATGCCAATCTTTCTGTTTCTGTTTTTGTTTTTGTTTTCTTCTCTTCCAAAAACTTAAATTCCTCATCATACTCATCATTAAACTGTTTTTGGGCAGATGATGTTAAAATCATAGCTGTACTTGTTTTACCTGCTCCCTCCGCACCTATAAATTCAAGAAGTATTCCTTTTGGTATACCGCCGAAAAATGGATAATTTAATGCAGGTGTTGAGAATTTAAGTAATTTTCTCTCCTTATATCCATTATTACCAAAATGCGCTAACTCTACTTTGAATTTCTTATTTATATCTGTTATTACTGATGATAAATTACTCATCATATACCTCCCACCCTATTTCCAAATATATCCTTACCTGCTTTTAGTCTTGTATGAACTGTTTGATACCTAATACCATACTTCTCACTAGCTTCCTTCATTGTTAATGTCTCACCATTAACTTCTATAAAATGGTTCTTTCTGGTATTATTAGCCTGTTCCTTCCATGTTGCCCAACGGCAATTTTCTTTGCAATAATTTCCATTTACATCAATGCGTTCAAGAGTTGTTTGGTCTTCACCATACTTCTCACAATGTTGTAGATATGATTCTCCCATATCTTTCCAAAATTCTTCAAATGAAGACCAAAGGCATTTAATTCCTCGACCACCATAATTGTTGTATGATTTACAATTATGGTTATTACATCTCTGTTTTATGTTTAGGAATATGTTAAATTGTCTTGTATCTGACATTCTATGTGACACATTAACATTCGACATAATCTCTCTATGTAGGCATCCACAAGATTTTGTATTACCTCTTCTTAATGAATCCGCTGTCACATCAACTTCATTACCACAATCACACTTACAGTGCCAATAGGCTTTGCCATTTTTTGTATATGCAAATTTTATAACCAATAATCTTGTATAACGATTACCAGACTCATTTATTCTGCATTTTGCTATTATGTTATCCTTTGATAGACATCCGCAAGATTTGGTATTTCCATTTCTTAAATTATATCCCCTAACAACTACCTCATTACCACAGTCGCATTTACAAAGCCATAAATAGTTTCCTTGTTTATCCTTTCCAACGGCTTCCTTTACTAATAATCTCTCATACCTGTTTCCTACTTCATCTTTCATCTGTTTAGTTCCATTTCCTTGATTTTCCCAGTAATTATTTTCTTTATACTATCAATATAAGAATTGATTGCTGCACTTTTGTTTTTTAGGATTTTATATGATTTCTCCCATACAAGTGATATAACTCTCTCCTCTTTTGTTTTTTCTTCTGCCTGAGAGGTTTTACTTGCTACTGTTCCCACAGCCCCCATAAAATGCAGATTGTATTTCTCTTTTTCATATATTGTTGCAATATCCTGCCTAACACCAACCAGCTCCTGTTCTTTTGCCAAATAGTAGTAATACGAACACAATTTCAT